CGAAATTCCCCTGTCGAAACTGCTGTTGGACTAAGCCAGAATAGTAGGCGCCCGGCACGGCGTTGACGGTGCCTTGCAATAAACGCTTCCCAAATGTTGAATCATCACCGCCACTCGCCGGCCCGGGTCCGGACATATCGCCAGGTTGTTGCTGGATCTCCCGCACTGGCTTGCCGGGAGCGGATATCGGCGCTGCCGATAGATTATATGTCTGGCCGGACGCGGGAACGCCGCTCGCCGACGCCAAATTCGGATTCTGATAGCCGTCCGGCAACGCCGCGTTTACATCTCCTGGTATTGGGGCGGCAGAGGTCGCCAACCGTTGCAGCGGGCCTTGTTGCGCCTGCGCCTGTTGAGTTATGTCGTCTAAGCTGAACGGATCATGGTCGACCGGAACAAGTGAAACGTCGGAAAAATCCGGCTGGTAATCCACCGGCACCAGCGAATAATCAGGCATGATGAACGACCAACAAATATTTGCCTGATCGCTTCGGGTCCGGAACGTAATGGTGGCCGTCTTTGGCTCTCCGCGAACCTGGCACGGAGGGACGCTGGATTTTCTGCGCTTCCGTCGCGGTTTTCAGATGCGCGTCCAGCACCGCCATCCTGGCATCGAGATCGGCCTTGATCTTCGCGAGCGCGATCTCGCTTTGCGTCTTCACCTCAAGATGGATGGCGTCGTTCTGCGCCTTCTGTTGCACAATCTGCGCCTGATGCGCCGCGATTGCCTGATCCGACTGCGCCTTGGCTTGCGCGATCAGCAATTTCGGGTCTGGCGGCGGCATGGGCGGCGCCGGCGGCGGATGCAGGAGCTGCCCGGTCTGCGGATTGATCGCGGTGGGATCGCAGAAGAACCGGTCGGGGTTCTTGTGTCCCATGATCCGCGTCAGCTCCGCCGCGGTATTGTAGAGTTCGCGGTCGCCAACCAGATTGACCTTGCCGCCCGACACCAGCTGCTTCTGGATATTGGCCAGCGCCATCATTTGCGCGAATTGCTGCGCCTTGCCGCCGGCGCCCAGGCCCACATTGATGGTCATGTCGTCGCGGGTCGTCCAGCCGCGCGGATCGACATTGATCCAGGCATTGCGCAGCCGCACGGTCTGTTGCTGCTGGCCGTGCTTCCTGATCGTGCCGTGCAGCAGCGCGAAGATGTCGCGCACGCCTTCGGCCATGATGCGCGCGATCAGCTTGATGCGCATTTGCGAGGCCGAGAACACCTGCGCCACCGCGGTAGCGGACTGGTTCTGCAGCGCGTCGGCGTCGATGCCCTGGCTTTGTCTGGAAAGGCCGCTGCGGGTTTCCAGCTCGGCGTCGAGATATTGCAGCATCGGATAGATCGAGCTGGTGATGTCGGGCACCACCTGCCAGTTGAGCCCTCCCGCGGTCTTGGTACGGACCACGCCACCCGGGCGCGACACCAGGAGATCGTCAAGTGTATTGGGCCCGGCATTGCTCTCCGCTACTTCCACCCGCGGGTTGTTGTGCAGGTAGAGATTGTCCAGCGCCCCCCGTTTGAGCGCAGTCTTCTCGCGCTGCAACGGCATCACCAGATCGGCGATCGAGCGACCGAAAAAGCGATGCGTCATCGGTACCGGCGTCGTCGCCGCAAAGGGAACGGCGTCGAACGGGGTGATGCAGTCGCCGCCGTCCTTGCGCAGGATCTCGCCCTGATCGCCGCCGGTAATCACCTGATAAAGACAAGGCCGGCCGTTGCCCTCGTGGTCCATTCGCACATAGTGCTCGGTGATCCGCACCAGCCGCGCCGCCGAGTTCGCCGCGCCTGATGTGGTCGAGAAATGCTCCTGCACGGTGTCGCGCGCCAGCGTCTCGATTTCGGTATTACCGGTGTAATCGCCGAGCAATTTGATCTGCGCCTCGTCGAAGCCTTCGGCGATCAGCTGGCTTTCGGTCTTGGTGACGACCTCGTGAAAGCAGTAATTGCAATCGCGGATGTTGCGCGCGCCACGCTCGATGCCGAATTCCTCCGGCGGCACGCCCATCACCCTGGCTTGGGCGAGTTTTCGCGTGGTGAGGATGGTAACGTCGTGAGTGACCGGCGAAGCGGGAAGCACCGGGGCAGGCAAAGCAAACAAAGGGGTGGCCATATCATCTGTTCCTTACGTCCGCGTCCCGCTGCAATCGCATCGACACGATCGATTGCCGCGAGCGAGGATCACTGGTTTTGCCGGCGTTCCAAATGAAGGTACTGAAGCCATGGCTTCTTCTCTTGACTGAAACGAGTGATCCAACGAGTGGGGAGGCATAGCGAGTGGGGAGGCATGATGAGCACCCGCGCGATTCCCGCGCGGCAAGGCTGCTGATCATGTTGATGTTGTCGTCAATCTCGGGTGTGCTGGCGTCCGTTGCTCAGTGGTCGCCATAGACGCGCCGATATTCCTCCAGAAGACCAAGCAGTCCGCCGGGCTGCTGCGGGGACGCCGGTTGTGTTGGCCTCTGCGGCTCGATGCCATCTACGGAGGATCGCCAACCGGCCATCCCGGAGGAAGACCGAATGCATTCCTCCCCCACCCATCCCTAGTCCACCTGTCAGCGTTAAGTTAGGGGCCGTCGGCGAACCAGGATTCCAGAAATAAGTCCCGCCTATTCCAACAGGACCGAATAGCACCGACACCGAAAACCCGTCCGGTCGGAGATTTCCATTTTCATTTACCGACATGCGCCACCCGCGACGCTTGCATACCGCCTGAATGAATTGAATAATAGCGACGACGAGCCAGCGCGAGCAAATCAAGGCACTGAGGCTTGAGATGACTTATCTTGCCATCAGCCTCATCGTGGCTTGGGCTTGCGGACTTCTCTTTCTTGTGGGGCGGACCCTGAATCTTATCCGCTTGATCTATAATAATTTCGTTCCAGGGAAGGGTTTGGAATCCAGAAATTATTTCCGATTTGTCTTTCTGAGTTTTCGTTTCATGACTGACGCAGGCGCGATCGACCCTGCACGCCTCACCGAAGCCGGCAGGGAATACCGGAAAAGGGCGATCCGGAATGATCGGATCATGCTCGCCTGGGCTCTCGCTGGTTTCGTGCTGCTGCCGTCGACCTTTTTTTATTATATGAGGCCATAATTCGAACAGGTCCCGACGTCGATCAGCTCGTCGCCTCCGACTCTTCCGGGGAGACCGATCCATCGTGCATCGTATGCGCCACGATCTTCATTGCGCCATCGGACTCCATCACGGCTTGCGCCAATAGCGCGAACTGATCGTCGGTCAGGTCGTAATACGTCTCGCGGCTCTCTTCCTCACGCTCCTCCCACCACACCTTTACGATTCCGGCCTTGGAGAGCAGCGCGTCCTTGATGAAGGAATACAAAATCATGAAGCCGGGATTCTGCTGCATGAAGACGTGGTTGACGTAATCGGTCTCCTGCTGCGCGGCAGCTTCGTCTTCGGGCCCGACGGGCTCGAAGCGCACGACTTCATCGGAGCCTGCAAAGATATCCATAAGGCTCGGCATCAGGCCCTCGATGGTGTCGGCGACGTCGGTCGAAACCGCGCGCGAGCGGCCGTCCTGCGCCGGCATGTCCTTGGTCATGTCGCCGAGGTAATAGTCCATCGCGTCGGCGCGCTCTTCCATCAGCCGCGCCGCCGAGATCGCCGCCAGCGCGTTGGCCTTCTCGGAGGCCAGCATGGATTTGAGATCGGATGTGGACATCTTTGGCATCGACTTTTCTTTCAGATCGGAACGGTTTCGTAGCGCTAACACTGCTCGCAATCATGCAAGGCCAAGCTATGCGTCCGCCAAAATCGGAGGCACCGAAACGGCGGTCTCGACTTGCAGGAATGCGCTGGACCCAGTTTCGAGTTCGCGCTGGTCACGCTGCGGCGCGATGCCTGATCCCGTTTCGGGCCACGCCAGCGCCGCCTTCGGGATGTCGACATTGTCGTTCTTGGTGTCCCGCGGTCGGCGGCGGCGGCTTACGCTATGCGAATGCGCCCTTCTATGCCTGCGCCGTACCGCCATTGCGCGGAATTATTCGCGCGTGCAGCCTCTCTCACGGCTCTTATGGCTCGGTCACGTCAGCGATAACCGGCTTGATGTTCTCGATCATGGCGCTGGAAACCCGTTTTTGAGTGGCGGAGCTTCGCAGTTGTTCGCATTCTTTGTGCAAGATCAATCGAGTGGAAAATTTTCGTCTACAACCATCAGGGCAAATTCTTCGGGGGTGAGCGTCCGGCCGTAAGCGCGAGCGATTTCCTGGTTGCGGGCCCACATCTCTCGCATATCTTGCGCCGCTTCAGACGTCATGCCAACAGCACGCTCGACTGCCTCCTGCCACCGTCCGCCGCCACCGAACTGAGCTTGCAGCTTGGGAGCCATCCTCACCATGTTTTCCTCCTGATATGGAGGGATTCGTCCTATCGCCCACAATACATAGACATCGAGTAGCCTCAATAACGGCTTTCCATCGTAGCGAGGATTTCTGAACCCGTTCTGCGGGGCG